GTGGAGGAAGGCTTGCCAACTCCCCTGTATCGATAACGGTAGTTGCATCTCCCTTAAGAGCTTTCTCAACCTTACCAACTTTCTCTTCAAGCTTTCTGGCATATCTTCTTTTACTTTCTGCTACTTTAGTTACTTTGTCTGCACGCTTCTTTGCGTCACGTAATCTCTTCTGTGTCTGTCGTCTGGCTTGTTCGGCTCTGGACAGAAAATATCTTTGCTTTGGTGCTTCGGGGTCTTTCTTAGGGCGACCCCTCTTTGGTGCATCGGTCAATTGTTTACTTTACGTGTACTTCTACTGTCTCTATTCATGCTACACTTCTTGGATGCTTTGCCACCGTATCTCATGCCATTCTTTTTTTCTTTCAAGGCATCTTTGGCTTGCTTCTTTTCAGATGGAGACAGAGACTTTATCATCTGTTCTATCTTGCTACCCATTTTGTCAGTAAGTTCATTGGGAGTTGCAAGGGCGTTGATTGTGTTAAGTACTTTGAATAGTGTGTTAAGATCAGCCATGCCTATTTCTTCTTCTTTTTTGAGGTCTTTTCATTATTCATCTCAAATTTAAGTCTGTCTCTTAATTCTTTTGGCACAGCTTTATTATATAAACCTCGATATCCTATCATATACGCATCACGTAATTCTTTACCAGTTCTAGGTCTAAATCCTGCAGCTTTAAGTGACCCATCTCCTTTTGTTGAAAGAACTGCTCTTTTCAACTCTCTCTGAGCTGCTTGCTTCAAAGTTCTTGGCTTTGGTTTTGCTTTAGGACCTCCAAGCTTTTCCGTTTGTTTTTGGATTCGCTTGTCTCTTTGTTTTTCTTCGTATGTTTTAGCCATCTATGACTACCTCCTTTTTAGGTGGCAGTAGGACTATTCCATGCACTGCCTGTACATTTACGTTAGTTGTTTCTTGTTTTCCCAGACCAACCCTGTTTAAAAGCGATTCTGCAGCCCTGAAGCGTAGGTCGTCTCCTCTCTCGGGTACGGGGTTGTCTATTGTCGTTACTAGGCGTGTAGCAGCCTTAAATGCGTGCATAGACAGTACGTTCTTTGTCCGATTGATTATCTCATCGGCTAAACTGTTCTTTAACCACGTGACACTGCCCTTAGAATAACCCGCTGCTAACGCTGCGTCAGTAACATTTCCACCATTCTCGAACAGATTGGTTAGGAATTGCTCCTGTTGGGGTGATATTTCACGTGAATTTTTTGTCTGTGGTAGTAAATTTGTCACAACGGTACGCTTTTGCTTGGTAATTTGGTAAATACTTAGGTAAATCGACTGTTATTTCTACTATACGCTGTTTACACAGCATTTCTGTAGGGTAAGGACCTCGTGTGTCCTGCAATTGTCTACAGTCGGTATCTACTCCTAAGTAGCAAACGAGTACAAATGCTTCAAACACGGTCAATTCCTATAGTTAGTGAGTCAAGAACCTTTCAGCTTGAGCCAAAGCACGAGATTATGTTTGGTTGCTGCTGCTCGAAACTGGTCTTGATACATGGATTATACGAATATAACACAAATATGTCAAATAAAAAAAATTTATGTTGACTTTTTTGATAGGATGGATATAATCGGAGTAACACCTCCGGGAGATACACCATATACACAGGGAATTAACTGTTCTTAGTATAGAGGGGAGTCTCCCTTTCGGGTTTACTTACAGGGATATCCCAAAGGGATGCAAATAGGCTGTACAAGTAACTCATTTACATAAAAATATGGCGACATTGCTAACGTATATGTGGGGGGCCCCCATGTCCCTTAGCACCCCGTATAGCGTTATTTTTTTGTGTTTACCCTCATTGATACCAAAGGATATCAAGCACCCCTAAAACCTTTGTGTTTTACTGTGGTGTTTCTTGGCGTGGTCAATGCATAGGCGTAACGTGTATTTCTTTTTAATTTATGTGCGATTTTCTCAGTTAGGTTATACAACTAAACCCTAAAAGGTAGTTACTTGTCGCACCATTGCGAAGAATAACCCAAACACGTTAACAAGCGATTACACAACAGAAACAATGATTTAGTTATATATTTAGCTACACCAAAGAAAAACGCCCTAGAAACTAATCTAAGGCGTTTTGGGGAGGTAAAAGGTTAACAGTTATTTATTAAGATGAACACAAGCATATTGACCCAAGCCGATCTTTTTAACTGTCTCAACTGTTGTTTCATTAAGAAATTGATTTCTATAACGTGAAGTAGTTCTTGAATAGTTCCACCTATCGTAATCTAAATAAGTTTCATCATTAGCCTTAACACAGATAATAGAATTATAGCTTTGAAATACTTCAATTCCATTCTGCAAAGTAATCTTAAATTGATTAGCTATTGGCAAGCCTGACTTACTGCTTTTAAAGTTCTCGACCTTAACAATATTAGCAAGCTTTTTATCTTTACTTGGCATATCTTCAAGAGTTAAATTAAATGTTTGCATCTTAGTTTTTCCTTTCGATTATTATATGATTGCCTTTTAATCTTGTTTTCTTAGTAACACAACCTGAACAAATAACGCTTTCATAGTCGTTAAGTTTACCCTCTAAAGCCTTTTCAGGTATATTGAATTGATCGTTAAATGTCTCAATATAGTTACAGTCATTGCATTTAAAAAAGTATCCCATTATGAACCTACCTTTTCATTAATTAAATCTTCTAAATCTAATTGACCATGTAAACCCCATTGAACGCCAATATTTTCATTAAAGAAAAACCTATCTTTATTACAAGGTTCTAAATCTTCAACATTATCAATTTGTTCATTAAGAGTATTTAAAATATTAATTGTTTGGTCTTTATGGCAATACAACAAATGTTTAATAGTTTCTGCTTTATCTTCAAAACCTATTATTTCCAAACAAGCGAAGCTGTCATATATCTTCCAACGCATTTCAACTTTACAAGGTTTGGATATCATTTCTTGTTTATCTTTATCGTAATCATGTTTAATTAAATATGTTTCTGTTTTCATTTGTGAAAATCCTTTACTATTTAAATTAAGGTTTAAAAAAACCACGCTAAGATTGTTCCTAGCATGGTTAATTATAATCTTATTTAAAAAACTAAGTCAACTAGATAATTTATTAACCAAGTTTCTATCCATAGTATTAAAGTTTAATGGATTAGCCTTATATAATTTATAATGTTTACCTTTGACATTAACAGATTGTATAAAACCTTTTTGTTTTAACAAGTGAACATATTGCCTGACAGTATAGATGCTTTTTTTGTGATCTTCATCAGCGTAAATGTCTATCATGCGAATGTAATTATTCTTGCGAATTACCTTATAAATTTCATGTTCACCGTTTGTCATAGGTTGATTACCTTTAATCAAAGTGGGATTATTTCTATTCTCTTTGTTGGTAATAATACTATCCAAAGTAGGAACAAAAACACCAAATTGATCTGCTAATTGTTTAGCTAATTCGTAGCACCTGAAACCTGATCTATGACCTTTGTTTTTAGCATTTTTAGATACGATTTCCAAAGTTTCAAGTAAGGTAGACATCTTATTTAAATGTTGTCTTTTCATTGGTTATTCTCCTAATTAAAATATTATAGCTAGAATAATGATTACCAAAGCGATAACCATTATTCGTGAAACGTTAGCAAGAAATTCAGCCATTATGCGTTAGCCATTTCTAAAGATTGCCAAGCATCAGAAGTTAATAGTTCCCTAACTACATCTGCTCTTTGTCTTTCTACATTAGGTTTATTGGCATTAGTTCTACCACCTGAGATAGTTTCTAATTTATGTGTATCCTGATTATATCTTTCTACCTTGTAATCAGTATGTGTTGACCAATGAGTTAAGGCATTGTAACAACCCCAAAGAGTAGAACCTAACTCTTTCTTTTCTTCATCAAATAAACCAAGCAGATAATTAAGCTTAGTTTCATTAACAGGATTAACGCCAACTTCAGCAGATTTAGTTTTCTTAGTACAAATAGTAGATTTTAACATATCTGCGAATTGTTGATCTGTTACTTGTATCTGTCTCCAATTAAGCATTAAATCTTTTTGATGATGCCACATAGATAAGCCTAGACCTGACTTTTGGATCATAGCACTTGGCGACAAATTAAGAGTATGTTTCTTCTTTTGATGATAGGATTTTTCACCACCAAATACCAAAGTATTTCTACATAGGTTTCTATATGCTCCTGAAAAAACTTGGAACGCCCAAGAGGTATCAACAGAATTAAAAACATCAATTCTTGCCTTAACTATATCTTTTGAATTACTTACAGGAATAGCAAGATCGTCATAATAAATAGTTCTTTGTGCTTGTAAGCCACCATTGATTAGCTTATCTTCCACCCTGATATTTTGTTTTGGTAAATCTGTTTTATCTAAAATATCAGCTTGTAAAGAAAATAAATCTTGGTGAGGTACTAACTTATAAGTATCTGCTATTGGTCTAGATTGTAAAACTTCGTTCAAACTTTCATTATATAAACCTGAATAGTTTTTCAGCTTGGTTTGATTACCAACTCCAAACTCATCTTCATCATATGCAAATAAAGGTATTCTTTTAATCTTTGCATTATCAGAAAATAATGAAACATCAAAAGGATTATTATGATTGTGAATTGAGTTTGATTTAAGATTAGTTTCTTGATCTATTGTTATTATGCTATCCATAATATTTTCTCTTTCTAGGCTAAAAGCCTTTTGGTTATCCTACCTTAATTAGTAGGTAGGTTTATTATTAAACTATCTTATCTAGATAAACAAGCAGATAATTTATTTTTATTTTGAATTTTTTTTCTTTTTTTAGATAGAAATTCTTTCAAAGATTTATTTAAATTGATAGCTAATTGAGTAGTTGGCTGAACAGATACAGTTGAAGTTTGAAGCTTTGAAGAAGTATGTGCGATTTTTCCATCTAACTCAATTTCACCTCTTGTTTCGATCCAAACTTTAGCACCACAAGACAAAGGTTTATCAGGTGAGTAGACTAATTCCATCTCTCCAACTACCTTGACATTATAAGCATAGGTATTCTTGCCACCTTGTTTGATTGTAAATACAGGATTGTTTTCGCCATACTTTGCATTGGCTTTGATCACGTGTTGGTTTACGTGGATACGAGCAATCTTATTCTGCATTGTTTACCTCCATAGTCCACTCATCAATTTTACTTAGTAAATTTTTAGCATATGCACCATGAATATTTTCATGTTTAGTTTGCAAATGTTGAACTATCTTATCTAAGATTATCTCACTTGGATAGCAACCTTGTCTAAGTTTCCTCTCAATATCTTCTTTATTCATCTCATATGCTTTTTCATGTATTCTGAGTGCTTGTTCCTCAACTAGATTGACTTGACCATCATACTCACTTTCTGCTTTTTGGATAGCATCTTCGTCTGACATACCCTCTTCCATAAGCTGAGTTACTCTATCTTCTATTTGGCTTTCGTGGAAATGTTCTCTACTCATTTCATATCTCCTATAATTAAAATGAAACCAACAGTTACTACGGATAGACTACCTAGTCAACATCTTTCTTTATATCCACATAAACCCTAAGACACCTAGACTTCTCGATAGGCTGACCATAAGTATATCTTCGCCAACCTATATTCTTTTTAGTTTCGTCATCTAAGTATTGACCACGTACTCTAATCTTGTAGCTTTCCTTGTTAAGATAGTGTTTAAGTTTGTCAACAAATTCCCAACCCTCATCTGTGTTAGGTATCTCGCTAAACATCTTTAGATCACCTTTAGGTATGTAGCTATCAAGGGAACGTTCAAGATATCTTATACTGTTATTAGCTCTGTCTAAATCTTTCTTAAGTTTTTCGCAATTATCCCACATGATTTGATAGGCTTGTTTAGATACTGTGTCTTTCAATTTGTCTTTGGCATCAGGTTCATACATACCCATTTCGTCTAAAGTATCTGTTAACTTTTTATGCTCTGACACATTATGATCAAGTGAACTTCGCAAAGTGTAGATAGCTAAATCTTTCTCTTTGATAATTTCCTTAGCATCTAGCAACTCACGATTGATATTCATCTTAGCCATTTCCATCTTATCTGCTCTTTCTTTTTGTTGTTGAGCATAAACAACATCTTCAGTTGTGTCTGTGTTACACATCTTGACAAAAGCATTTCTGACATATTGATCAGGCATATTAGCTATGTCGATAAACTTTTGCTTACTTCTTGAATAATATTTAGTCATCAAGATTTCTCCAATTCTTGTTTGATTTCTTCCTTTGACATTTTAGATAGGCGTTCTTGTAACTGTGCATCAGTTTCAATACCATACAAGGTAGCTAGCTTATCTAATGTTTCTTGACCTGAACTAGACATTCTATCATATTCCCAATACAGATCACTTACATATTTTTGTGTGAGATTTTTCTTCTCATCTATTAGCTTAATTGCCATCACGATCTCTCCATAGTTTCGTACATTTTCTTTCAGGCTAATTCCCTACCAAATATAAATTCGCTTGTCAAACTCTTTAGAATACATTTGATAGTTTCATTGTTCCAACCATTGCCAAGCATCTTGTAACCTTGTGAGTTACTAACAGACTTACAATAGTCATCAGGTAAAGTTTGCAACCTACAACATTCCTTAACAGTAAGCTTTCGCCAATGTAGTTTGTGTTCACCATAAGCGTCAGGGTATCTACCTTTAGGTAAAGGTGAAACTACTGTATCTTTAGTTAAGGTAGATAGGCATCGTGACTTATCTGTGTCGGATACCTCAAGAGTTTGAACTATAGGTAGGCTAGTGTCATCATCTTTACGTACACCATTGCTATCTAATCTTCTACCTGTGATTGAAGCAGAGTTACAGAGTATCTTAGGTTCTCTGTGTCCACCTTGCATAGTAGTTAAGGTAGGGCATTTACCCTCGATAGAGTAGACACGCTTAATAATGTCGTAGCCTTTTAGATCAGCTATCCCTACTTGGTGGCAACCATCTCCAAAGACTAATTGCCTACGTGACTTCTCGAAGTACATCTTCAAGTTACCACCTTTCCAATAGTTTGCATCTAGACAGTAAGACTTGTTTCTATCTACACAACCACACTCAATAATATCTTTAAGTACGATACCTCGATCTTCAGGCATCTCAAATGGTATGTCAGTTATATACATACGAACTCTACGTTGAGCAGATACCAAAGCACTATCAATAATATGTAGTGACAACTTTGGATTGATCTCTTGTAGTTTAGATAGGATAATGTCTTGCCATTCTTTCTTCATCTTAACATTTTCAAACAGAAGCTTAACGTTAGGGTTGGCAGTATAGATAGCTTTGTATATTTTTAGGAACTCAAAAAACAATTTGGATTGTTCGTGTTCAAAATTTAATTGTTTTCCTGCAACCGAAAATCCCTGACAAGGCGATCCACAAAAAATAATATCTACTTCACTATGGTAGACTAGCTTATCTAATACACCTCTGACATCACCTAGATGAATTATGTCATCGTGATTGTCATTAGCTATCTGTATTGGATACTTGTTGATCTCTGATGAATACCATTTAGTAACAGGCAAACCTAACTCTTTTACAGATTGCCTAGCTACACTACCACCTGAAAATAATTCAAGATATATCATCTAGCACTCCCACCTTTTAACACCATAAGATTCAACTTCAAAGTTTTTATATTTTTTATTACTTTGTAGCTCATGCTCAGAAGCATCTACTAATGATGGTATATCTAAATAAATCCTTTTACCATACTCGTTTGGATAATCTTCAAAGGACACATAATCCCACACGTTTATTATACCATTGTGTGTTATGTTTGGTATTTTTCTTTTATATTTTCTGGTCATACTATCTCCTATATTTATGATCAGGGTATCTTATACACCTAACTAAAAAGATGTGTCAAACTATTTTTTTTAAATTATTTTCTTGACGTAAAAATACATCTCGTGGTATACGCACTTATCCCATTGGGAGATACACCCCACGAGGGAGATTGGAGATAACATGAGTAGACCAAATAAAATCGCTGAAGAAACTAAAAGTTATAATTTGACAGTATCTAAAGCTGACTACAATGAACTAGAGAAATTTGCTACTAGGGAAACAGATAGGTATGCAACACAAGTAAGCGTAGCTGATCTTATCCGAAATGCAATTAAACTATATTTAGAAGATTTGAGGATAGCAGATGATGGAAGAGATTAAAACAGACATAACTCAACGTAGTTACGATAAGCACCATGTATTGTGGGCGAAGCTATCTGCAGTACGTTTGGGTTTAGTCAACAAGGATCAAGTTAAGCTAGGCAACCAACGAGACTACCTAACTTGGATACCTATCTGTGTAGCAAAGTCACGTAAGTTACTTAAGCACAACTTTGAGTTAGATAAGTTAGCACAAGTCTATACTGTAAATAGTAAGCAGTATAAAGATGCGACAAGTAAATGATAGATAGGCATACATTACCTTATATATATTGTTTAATTGCGATTTTTGTGATACTTAAAGTTTTACAATCTATGGGTATAAATTTATGAAGTGGTTAAAAAGTTATGTTGAATCCCTTTCCATTCCTGCTTATGGGCGTTATAGGTCTGATTGCCCTATATGTGGCAAACCAAATACTTTTAGTGTAACGGACAATGGCTTTGAAAGATTGTGGAATTGCTTTCATGCTGATTGTAATACTAAAGGTGGCACAGGTATTAGCTTAACAAGAGATAACTCAAGTCAAGCATTTGTCAAAAAACAAACTAAAGAAGAAAGTGCGATAGTTGATTTTGTTATACCTGATACATTTGTTTCTTTGTCTCGCAACATCAATGCTGAGAACTACGTGAAACAAGTACATTCCTATGATGCCTACCTAGATGGATTGGCTGACATTAGATATGATTTCCAGCGTGATAGAGTAGTTTACCTAGTTAAGGAAGGCGATAAGGTTATTGATGCAACAGGCAGAACTCTAGGTAGCAATAAGCCTAAATGGTTACGTTATGGTACAAGCAAGATGCCATTTGTGTGTGGTATGACAGACAATCTTTTTGTCGTAGAAGATTGCCCATCTGCGTGTAGCGTATCTAACATAATAACAGGAATGGCATTGATGGGAACATCACTATTAGATAGCCACATACAAGTAATTCAAAATTATAAAAAAATTTTTGTGGCATTAGACAGAGATGCAACTCGGAAAGCAGTTGACATTGTCAGGCATCTGTCTAATTATGTGCCTACTAAATTAGTGGTGCTAAAGAAAGACCTGAAAAATATGGAGAGAGAGGAACGAGATGACTTCATCGACAATCATATCAGTAGATAAACAAGTCTTAGGATTCTGTTTAGATGTTGATTTCTTTGCAAAGGTAAAGAACAAAATAGATAGAGATATGTTTGATAGAGAACTAAAAGATATCTTTGATACAATAATATATTCTCACACTAAGTATGCTAAGACTTTGACTAAGTCTGAACTTGCAGGAATATTTAATGACAGAAATCCTGCTATGCCTGATTCAGCTAGGAACAGAATACAAGAAGTTATATCTGAACTCGATGATACACCTACAGATAATGATGAACTCCACCTAGACTTGGTCAACAATTTGTGGCTTAGAGATAGAGCAAGGCAGATAGGAGAGAAAGCATTAGAGATATTCACAGGTGAGAACGAAGAGTTTGGTGAGCTACGTAGACTTATAGATGCAGTTGAAGATGGCCGCATGAGTGACAAAACTACCTACAACATAGTAGATAGTGACCTAGCTCAACTGCTTGAAGAAGAAGCAGGAGACACAGATTTCCCTTTTCAATTCAACCTTATCCAAGAAAAACTTAAAGGAATGGATAAGGGTAACTTGGGTATAATATTTGCTAGACCTGAAGTAGGTAAGACTACCTTTTGTTGTTTCCTTGCATCATCTTACATCAAACAAAAATTCAAAGTTACCTATTGGGCAAACGAAGAACCTGCCCAACGTATCAAGCTACGTATCATTCAATCTTATTTTGAGTTAACAAGAGAAGAGATGGTAATGCAGAAAGATCAGTTGCTTGAACGATATCACTTTGAGATAGAACCTTACCTAACAATCATGGATTCAGTTGGTACATCTGTAGAAGAGATGGATGACTATGCAAAGTTAAACAAACCTGACATTATGTTCTGCGATCAGCTAGATAAGTTTCGTGTTGGTGGTCAATACAATCGTGGTGATGAAAGATTGAAAGAGACTTATGTTACTGCAAGAGAAATTGCCAAGCGAAATCAACTACTTATATGGGCAGTTAGTCAGGCAAGCTACGATGCACATGATCGTCAATTTATTGACTACTCTATGCTTGACAATTCTAGGACAGGTAAGGCAGGTGAAGCTGATGCAATCATAGGTATTGGTAAGACAGGATCAAGTGAGGTAGACAATATAGTAAGACACATTTGTATATCTAAAAATAAAATCAACGGATGGCATGGTATGATCAATGCCCAAATAGATGTACAAAGGGGTGTGTATTATTAATAAGTATCCTAAGAGATGTGCTAGAGCAAAACGCAGGAGGTATTGGTTGAATCATGTGAAGATGAAATGTGGGTGTTCTATCTGTGGTTACAGAGAAAATGCTCTTGCTTTACAGTTTGACCACATAGGTAGCAAGACTAAACAAGTTAGCCATATGGTGCTACATAGTCTAGTTAATTTATTTAAGGAAGTAAGAAAGTGCAGAATACTCTGTGCTAATTGTCATTCAATATATACAGATAGGAGAAATAATGGCAGAAGAACTAAACGTGTTGACACTTGATGTCGAGACAACTCATAAAACTAAAGAATCGGGTGGCAGTACTGCTCTGCCTTATTTTAACAATAGGCTTGTATCTATCGGATATAAGTGGCTAGACGAAGATGAGGTAGGCTACGATTTTATTTACCACTCTGACAACAGAGCATTTGTAGGTAAAGATTGGTTTGAAACAATGCAGAACACTTTGGATAGTGCTGATGTACTTGTTGGTCAGAACCTTAAGTTTGACCTGACATGGATAAGAGCATGTGGCTTTACCTATGATCGTCATGTGTACGATACAATGGTGGCTGAATACATCTTAGCTAAAGCAAAGAGGTGGTCACTTAGTCTTGACTCTCTTGCAAAACGATACGGTGTTACACAAAAAGAAAAAGATTTGGTTGCACCTTACTTAAAAGATGGTAAAACATTTTATGATATACCCTACGAGATTGTAGAAGAATATGGTATAGCAGACGTACTAGCTACAGAAGAAGTAGCAGTAAAACAACTTGAAGCCTTTGGCACAACATTTGGAGAACTATTTAATGACATTAGTACCGACACTAAAGCTTTCGCTTGAAATGACAAAAGTCCTTACTCGTATTGAGATGAACGGACTTAAGATAAACTTGGATACCCTTGATAAGATAGAGAAAGAATATAATGAGGAACTATCCTATCTAGAAAACAAACTACAGACTATGGCTAAAGAAGCAATGGGCGATACACCAATCAACCTATCTAGTCCTGATGATCGTAGCGTTCTCTTGTACTCACGTAAGGTAAAGGACAAACCTCTCTGGTCTATAACATTCAATCTGGGTCAGGAGATGAGGGGTAACACCATCAAACCAAAGCTACGTACACGTATGAGAAAGAATGATTTTATCCGTAATGTACGTAATATGACAGACATTGTGTACAAAACTGTAGGTCAACAATGTGCAGGTTGTCTAGGTCATGGTCGTGTCAGGCTTGTCAATAAGAATGGTGAACCAAGTAAATCATTACGGATATGCAAACCGTGTAAAGGTAAAGGCACTAGGTACATGGATACTAATGAGGTAGCAGGATTTAAGATTGTACCTCGTAACCCAAAAGATGTAGCATCTGCAGGGTTTAAGACAGACAAGGTAACTCTTGAAGATAGGTCAACAGAATTGAGTGGTCAAGCACGTGAGTTCTGTGTAGCCTATTCTAGATACAATGCTATTCGTACCTACCTATCTACCTTTGTTGAGGGTATGAAGAATAACGTAGATGATGATAACTTTGTTCATCCTGAATTTATGCAGTGTGTTACTGCTACAGGTAGACTATCTAGTCGTAATCCTAACTTTCAAAACATGCCACGTGGTTCTACCTTTGCCATACGTAAGATAGTTGAAAGTAGATTTGATGGTGGCTACATACTTGAGGGGGATTACTCGCAGTTAGAGTTCAGGGTGGCAGGCTTTTTATCTAAAGACCCACAAGCATATGACGATGTTCTTAAGGGAACAGATGTTCATAGCTACACTGCATCTATAATAGGGTGTTCTAGGCAGGATGCAAAGGCACACACGTTCAAACCTCTCTATGGTGGGGTCAGTGGTACTCCAGCACAACAAGCCTACTACACGGCTTTTAAAGAGAAGTATGAGAAAGTTACCGAATGGCACAAGGAACTAGAGAAAGAAGCAGTTAAGACCAAAGAGATCAAACTACCATCAGGTCGTGTCTATTCTTTTCCTGATGCTAAGTGGACAGATTGGGGTGCGGCCACAAACAGAACGGCTATCTGTAATTACCCTGTACAAGGATTTGCAACTGCTGACTTGCTACCTATTGCACTAGTTGAGCTAGATAAGGTAATGCAAAAAAATAAAATGCAATCAGTAATATGCAACACAGTACATGATTCAATAGTACTTGACGTACATCCTGATGAAAAAGATCAGTGTATCAAGGTATTATCTGAAGCCATGTTATCTATCTCTGATGGCTCGAAAGCTAGGTATGGCTTAGAATACGACATGCCAATAGGAATAGAATTAAAAATAGGAAATAATTGGCTTGACTTATCTGAAGTTAGCCATTAACATCAAGTTACATTTTAAATAAACTTAAAGGAAATAAAAATGGAAACAAATGAAATGACTACAATTGGAAACGAAATGGATCAGTTAGTATCAGCGTTTAGTGATGATGATACTGCTACGTTTATGGAACTTACAGGACAAGCAAAGACGACATCTAATGTTGGCTTGCCTAGATTGAACATAAACTATGACACGGAGACAGATGACGGTGTCGCCTTGACTCGTGGCTCATGGAAGATGTTCTTAGATGGTGAGTTCATCTATGCAAAGGAAGCGTTCATCAGACCTATCCTACGTACTTTTGAGTGGAGTGTGTATGATATGGAGCAGGGAACTTTTTCTTGCAAGTCAGTACAAAAGCCTACGTTGGCAGGAGAATTTCCTGACACATCAGCAGGCAACAAGTGTGGTAGATTATCTGCAAAGGAAGAAGAGACTCTTTCTGATGACGACCCACTAAAAGTAAAGTCACGTTCTGCAGTATGTAACCAAGTTATATATGGTCAGGTAAGTGGCGACTTCACTAAAGCAGATGGCACAAAGGTAGATATAAAGGACAAGCCTTTTGTATCTTACTTTAAGCGATCAGGCTTTAAACCTATCAGAGATTTCATAGATAGCTTAACTAGACAGAAGAAGATTATGCAGAAGGTTGTTATCAAGTTAGCAACAAGCAGGGTCAAGTCAGGTTCAGTTACTTACTATGTACCCGTTCCGACTCTCCATTCGGAAGTACAAGTCTCGGATGCAGACAAGGCATTGATGAAAGACT